CGGAAATGCTTTCGTATAAGATCTAGAGTTAGCGTTCCTGGTTCATCACCCTCACCAGGTTTGGTGAACTGTGTAAAGAAAATGTCGTGTAAGAAAGCACCGGCCGCGTTAAAACGTTTTGATTTGCCTGCATTGAAGTTATCCACATAACGCCGATACAAATGTGTATAATGATAGTCCAGGGTCTCTGGCGACATTACAGGCTCAAGCGCAGTTTTGCCATAAGGCAACGGCGTTTGTTTCAACTCCATTATACAATGCCCCAAGGATTGTCGTTAACTGTGCTGGCATCACCCATTACAAATTCTCTATCAACCCATAGTTCCCAATAACTCTTGTTGTTGATTTTCATCTTTTGCAACTGTGCACGTAATACTGAACCACGTGGAGTTAAACGTCCCGAGCTGTCACGAATCAATTGTTCGCCAGTTCTTGGATCAACCCAGGTATACTTCTCAGGCACTTCCTTGCCAAACTTGTTTACACGTGTTCCTACTGGACGTGTAGATATTGGACCAATGACCTCATACGTGATAGCATTGTTAACATACTTTCGAAATACAACTTCACACTTTTGTCCAGTGGCTGCCCACTCAGGATCGGGATGTGGAAACGTTTTTGAGATATAACTTGATACAGCAGGAACTCCTACGACCTCAGCAGGTCTTGGAGGCAATGTTTTAAATGTATCAATGGGTATGAGGTCATTCTTGTCGAGGTAGGGATTTTCTGCTCCCTTTAAAAACTCATCTGGAGCTTTGCCGTTAAGCACGTCCATGGCAGTTTGATATTTGAATCGGTTGCTACGACCTTTCAAGTTTAACACATGACCAGTTTGGTCAAATACAAACTTCTCTAGTTCTTTGGCAGTGGGGAAGTCGGTCATAAGACCTTCTAGGTCATATAAGGGTTCTTCCGTTGTGTCTACAGGGGAGGGTGCAACTGAGGTTGCTGTTTTTTTGGTTACCATTTCATTTCCTTAAAATATCGATTGCCACCAGACGGATTATATAGGAATTAACGAGGGGAAATATCACGAACCCCCGATCCTGCTGCTGGTGGCGCCCAGCTAGATACTATTAGTCTCTGTAACGATTCTTGCGAGCAGCAAAACGTTTTACTTGACTGTTCTCATCTATTGAACCCTCACCAGCGACTTCATGTTCACCAGGATTGGCTTCTAGTTCTGCTGCACGTCGGCTAAACGCATTGGTTACCGAATCAGCTAAAGGCTGACGTTCAGCTTTAGCATCTAGGAAGTTGCCACGCTTGGCTGCATGTGCGCCAGGATTACCAGTTCTTGGTCCCATTGGTGCATTGACATTGTCAACTGCATGTGGATTGCCCGAGAAGCGTCCTAGATAGTGTTCTTCAGTTAGTTCACGATCAGCGCTGGCTCTTTTTAATGTTCTTGTTTTCATTTTTTAAATCCTTTTAGGGTCTCGGCTAGTCTAGCACGTTGACCTAGTTTTCCCGGCTTCTTAGCGGCTGCGGCTAATTTTTTAGCAGGAATTGTTTTGCCCTTCTTAACGCCTAGCTCCTTGCGAAGCGCTCCAGGCTTTTTAATAGCGCCAGCAATCCATTTTTTCTTTTCTGTTGCCATTGCGGTGCCTTATTCAAATTGTTGAACTGGAGTAATAAACAATTGACTTGTTCCAGTTAAACTTTGTGCGCTTACAGTAACGTTGGCACTGTATGCGCCTGATCCAGCACCATCTGCTTCGGGCATGGCAATTATGTAAGTGTCGCCACTGTTAATTAATTGTCCTGAGGCACTTGTTCCTGTTGTTACAGGCGCTGCGGCAACTACTGCATTATTGGTGCTTAATCTAAAAAATACATCATTGGCGCCAGCATTGGTTACTAGCCAAGAGCTAACTGGTCTGTTACTTAAAACATAAACACTAGCAGCTGATACTGCACAGTTGGCCAATGTAGTTTGTCCTAGCGGTTTAAAATTAATACCAGCCATGATTATTTCATTCCTACGTTGATTGCATCTGGATTGGGGAACTTACGTGGTGTCTTCATAGCACCAACGTTCAGACCTTGACTAGCAGTTGCCATTGTTTGTTTCAACTCATCACGTGTGGCACTGGGTCCAACTGATTCCATTCTGTCACGGCTTTGATCGCTTGTGTTGCCTGTGCGGCTTGACGCAAATGTTCCGTGGTTGATTGCATCAGGATTCTTTAACATACGGCTATATGGATTAACGCAAATGCCATCACGACTGTTATCGCGGTTTACGCCGTCGCCCATCTGTCCATTAAAAGCAAAGTCTGCACCATCACCCCGTTGGTCACGTGCTGTCTTGGGCTTGTAAAGGCCTTCGTTCTTTTTCATATCATTAGAGGCCTTACGGCTCGAGGTTGTGTTTTTCATTTTTACATTTTTCCTTTCGCCATTTTAACGGCATGGTGATCATCTTCATGCCGGCGGCCATCGCTGTGTGGTCGATTGCGTGCATGACCGATTCTTGTTTGCATAGCAGGATGTGCCTTGTGATGCACTTCACTCTCAACACCGTAGAAGTCACTCGTGTGTCCTTCTCCAAATGCTTTCTTGGAACTCATTGCGCTTCCAAGGTTGGCAGTGTCGGCTCGGGTTTCGTGAGCCTCGGGCATAGAGGTTTTGTTACCCGCGTTTACGGGGCCCGGCTTGTTAGCTTCGCGTTGTTGCTCACCGCCCAGTTTCATTACTGCACTGGTGGGGTTTAGGTTGTAAACGCCTTTGCTCATTGTTGCTTTCATTGTTTAATCCTTTGTATACTCACCGACGGAGTGTGAGTCTTCATTGTTATTTAGTTGGTGTTCAGCACGTGTCATCCGGGTTGATGAGGGTCTAGTGTATGTAGGGCTGATAGTTTGTGTGTGGTAAGCATCGGAACGTGCTTGTATGAAACCACTGTGCGAGGGTGTGTCGCCACGGTCGGTAGTGGAACTATTACTTGGCCTTTTTGCGCGAGCACTTTCGCCTTGTTGCAATTCGCTTTCACGCATAGCACGTTTCACTTTTTAGCCCCTGCAGTCTTCTTCTTAGCTGTTGTCTTCTTTGCAGCTTTCTTCTTGGCTTCTCCAGCCACGTTGTAAGCAATGGCCACTGCCTGCTTATGTGGCTTGCCTGCTTTCATTTCACGCTTGATGTTTTCACCAAACGCCTTTGGGCTTTTACTTTTAATTAATGGCATTGCCGTTTCCTTTAAGTTATTTAGTTCTTTTACTCACCCAGGTTGGCGTGTAGTTGATGTTGTTCTCGTTGTTGAGATAGTCGGGAACTTCAAATTCCGCCAACATAGTGTCAATGTCTCTTAACGTGGCATCAGCTCTTGACTGTGCTTGCGCTGACAACATTTCATCAAAGTCCTGGTCCATGCGGGATTGTTGTGTTCGCACTGGCTTTGCAACGAGACTTCTACGTGGAAGGAAACTGGCCATAGCTTATGCAATCAAGCCTGGGAAACTGCGTCCCTGTTTATTGGCCCGTGACACACTACGGTCGGGATTGAGTTGGTCGGTAACTCTCGCAGCGCTTTGTCTACCACCTAGGATCCGGGCATGATACTTTACACTTTCTCTCTCGGTGCGGCTACTGTGGCTGGTGGTGTTTTCACGACCTCGTGGTCTCTGATTCAGATACCGTTCAGGCATTGGGTTCAACTTCGCCCCCGCTTGATTTAAAGGTTTGACTTGAGCCATGTTAACCAGCCCGTCTTGTTAGGGGTTTGACAGTGTCGGTCTCGGCGGGCACGTTGTTTAAGGCTCGGAGAGCATCAGCAAATGCTTCACGTTTAGCCTCGACCGCGTCTTCCGTGTTCACAGTTTCCACTTGCTGTTTGTCAGCCACCAGTTTGCCTAGTAACACACGGTCATAGTCTCTGACTCCGCCCCAGTCACCACGCTCGATGGCTGCGGCATAGTTGGCAGCAACTTGTTCACTAAATGGCCGCCCAGTCTGAGCCTGTATGCTGGCCATAAGGCCTTCCATGCTATACTTGTTGGCTGTGTTGGGTTTACGACCTGAATTGGGTCTAGCCCCACCTCTTGTGGGTGACTTCGTTTTATAAAAGCCTCTCGACTTTTTCGTTCCTTTGGCGATTTCATCTATGTCCATACAGTTATTTAGTGTTAGAAGTTATCCACAGGTTGTTCACGGAACAAAATCCGTGTTGTGGATAACTTGATAGTCTTTTGCATCTAATCATAATCTTCATAGATACCAATGATTTGCGGCCATAAAAAGCCCACCTAGGAGAATAACCAAGTGGGCCAAAACCCAATACATTTCAGGAGGTCTTAGGTTTTAAGATGTTGTTGAACCAGGAGTTCAATTTGTTCTCTGGAATAACTTGTATCAAAATTAAATCGTTGTCCAAGTTCTCCTGACTCTACATCATCAAACCGAATGTAAGTGCCTGGTCCAAGTTGTTTTTCAAATTGGCCTGGATCGCTATCAAGTCCAACAAATACTGAGTTTATATAAAAATGTCTAATGTTCATTTGTGTTCCTTTGTAGGCAAGCCCTTTCGGGCTTCCTTTTTAATTTCTATCAATTGATCTAAAACGCTATCTAAATGTAAATGTTTTATGTTTAACACAGGATGCCGTAAGAATTTACCTGATTCAGTGGTTTCAAAACTCATCATGCGTAACCAAAAGAGCAGTTCACTATACTGTTGAATAGGCAATACATAATGTGTGTGTAAGGGTTCATCTGGGGAACTAGATTGATCAAATGCCATGCCCAATTCAAAACTCAACATCCGGTCTGGTTCTTTGTCTACATCTATTTCATTTTGAAACAATACTAAAAATTTGGTGCTCATTGTGCGGACCTCCTCGTGTTTAACAATGTAAGTGTATTATAGCAGGCGATTTGTTCTTGGTCTGTAGTTATTTTACAACATTTGCTCAAATCAATCAATAATCCCAACCTCGAAAGCACTTCGCCTCACGTTCTTGTTGTCTTCTACGTTCTCCACCGTCCCAAAGGTCACCTAACGACCCGTAGGCCACGGAGTCAATCACTTGCCAGAACACGCCAATTATCACGAGCACCAAGACAATTGTAATCATTCTGCTTCAACACCTGAATATTCTTGATATTTGCGTTTCCACATTTTTACAATCGCTTCAACGTGGTAATGTTCACAGTCTTGTTTGAAATCATACCAAGCATCACTGCCCTGGTCCAAGTCCTCATATTGGTATTCTGTATGCTTTTCTAGTATTTCACCAATTGCACTCGTGATCTCGGCAACTACATCGATTCGAGGCTTTTTGAGCACTTGCTCGCGTGTGCGTGTTACTCGTAATGTGGGTGCTAATTCACGCACACAGGCTGCTACGTCCCAATCACTTGCACCATAAGCCCATGCTTCGACAACTTCTTCGGTTAATTGGGGTGCTTGTGCTTGAACCGCTGCTACAAAATCGTCCCATTGTGTATATGCCATTTGTTTCTCCTGTTTTGTTAACGTATGTTTGTATTATAACGCAATTGCCATTCGGGCACAAATGCCCTGTTGTTTTATTGCAACGGTGTTGCCATTTCCTCTATACATCCCATACCTACCAATGCCTCATAAAGTCGCTCGTTTTGCTCGTCTACTGTCAAAGTCTCTAGCCAAGACTCTACGGCCTCGGCGGTCATTTGGTAGTGTTGGCTCATATACTGTTTGAGTTCGTCAAGTTCGGGTGCTCGTGCTACATATATCATCGGTTGCTCCTGTCGGTGTTACTAAGTCTCGATTATAGCTTAGACACCATTTCCGAGCAAAACTCGTGTTGCGTTTCTGCAACAGTGTCGGGCGAGATGTTCCTGGTGCTTTGCACTCTAATGCGTCCCGTTGGCCAGTCTAGGCCATAGCATTCCTCCAGGGCCTCTACCTCGGCTTGTATGGCGTTGTCGGCTATTACTGTTACTGTCATTTCCTGTGTTTGTGTTAATTTTACTAGATATCGTGGCATTTTATTCCTCACTAAATGTTATTGGATGGCGGTTTGATTTTTGGTATCGTAGCCAGTGTTCACGTTGCTCGGCTCGAGTTAGTTTAGTCGAGACTCTTTTAGGCGTTACTGGACGGTCGGTGAGCGTTCCGGGACATTGGTGTCCTTGATACGCTTGTTGATATGTTAACACTTTTCCGCATCCCACGCAACGGGTTGTGGGCATGTTCTTTCTGGGTGTCTTTTTGTCAGTTTCGTCGCGGAAGTTGAATTCATGTCGCCAAGTGTAGTATTCGTTGACAATTTCATGTCCGGGGTATAATAATTTGATTAAAGTTACTAGCATCCCATATTTAAATCGTTACGCAAACAGCGTTTGATATTGTGTTGGGGGTGTTGATTGTTCTTGCACATATTCCACTATTCTATACACTTCATCTAGCGTCATGGGTTCTACCAGTTGTGGATGACTGTCTGCCGAGATTACGTTTAAGTTGTCTTTATTTTGTCTAGCAGTTCTGCGTAGTCCTGTGTATATGCCATAGGGCACGGCACCATTTACAATATGCACCCAACCACTTCTGTGATAGTTTCGCATTGATTCATCCACAATGGTAGTATAAATTTGTAGATCATCCACATCAAGCCAAGTGATATCCCATATCCAGGTGTTGTGCTTGCTTCCGATTTTCCGTTCTATATCTGATAAAATATATGTTTTTGCCATTTGTGACTCCTGTTATTTGAGTTGTTTAAGACATCTAGTTTCATTTCATTCACTAGATGTGTTTCATATAAAATATGTGATTTCGTTTCACTACATCACATATATTTTTATATTTCAACATTTAATTTAAAATATTTAACTGACATTCGGTGGAGCCAAAGGAACGGCTAAATGTAAAAAACTCTTAAAAAAAGTCTGATTACATTTTGCAGTTCCCTTAACCCCTGTCAGCATTCGTGTCCCCATAAAGGGCGGCCTCGCAGCAAGGTTACTTATACCGAGTAATTATTGGAGAGACCTTTGGCTATAGCATACTCTCCGCCACACACGTTATGTGCGTGACACTCGACGGCACTCCTGTTGTTCCCTTTTCGTATAAGTTACTGGGGGCAGGCAAGATCCTTTAGCCTCATTATCTTGATCTATGTATTTTGTTTGGGTGGTCCCGGTGAGCCTTAATGATTTAATTTTTTCTACTCTTGCTTGTTGTTCTTGTCTAAGTGTAATACAACCTTGAACTATGCGTTCTAGCTTGGTTAAACCACGCTCATTCAATGCGTGTCGGGTGCTATAAACCCAGCCCCAAAATGCATTAAAACTAGCATAATAACTTCTATTGCTTTTTAGTTCAACTTCATATTCATCAAACACTTTAATTAATAACACCACATCATCAAAAAAGGGATGTCCATTAATTAAAGAGGCTGGAATACCTCGACGACTACACCAACGTGTGATGGCATAGTGTTGTTGCGTTTCTTTAACGTAAGTTTCGTAATTGTTTTGTAAATCTATTTTCATAACTTATTTCTTTCTTTAAATTCTACCCCCAGGAAAAAGGTAGTTGCTAGATGTTTTACGCCACTCCATCTAGCACTTAAGTGTTCCCCAAATCATTTGCCAAAATAAGCCGTATCGTTGCGATACTGAGTAAACAAATAACTTGTGCGTGTATATTATTTATGCATTGTATAAAAAAATCCATAATAATGCTATCTTTTTGGCGAAATTAAATACTTGCGGTTAACCGTTAAGTGCACGTCAGAGGATGCAGTGGGTTGATTTTTGCACTTTCTACCACAATGCCAAATCTGGGTTAACCTAATTAAATCTCTCGCCATTTAAATTAACTATGGGACTGGTGTCGGCCATAGCTGATTCACGTTCCATTTGTTCGCGTAGTTCGATCGCTTGTGCAGCCATACGCTTGTAGTCTTCCGAGAACTCACCATCCACCAACCAGTCATTGAGTGTTAGACTCACTAGACTGTAAATTTCCTGTTCGGTCATGTCTGCACCCAACAGTTCGCGTATTGTGTATTCAAATTTGTGTATCAAGTTTTTGTAAACCATTTCAGTTCCTTTTTAAAATAGGTGAAGCCCAGTCTTCGGGTCTGGGCTTCGTGTGAGACAGTAACAGGATTTAAAGATAGGAAAAATATAGCGAATGGCAATCGCTAAACCTGTCTCACAAAAATATTTATGACTCGTTATCGGCACCACTTATATCCCGCTCTAAATCCCCAACGCATACGTCCGGCACGTGCACGATCTGTGTTGTAACGATCAGCTATCTCTTGTGTGCTGGCAGTGCGTATCCAGCGTATTTCGTCTTCACTATAACGATACTGTCTGTTTTGTTTTCGATCACTCACGTGTCCCAGGCGATGGCCAGGATTGTGTCTACCACGTGTCAACATAACTGCCATTTTGGTATACTTGTCGCCCAACAACAAATGGTCAGGATTGACACAAAGCTGATTCAAACATTTGTGTATCACATACTCATCACGTGTGAGTTCACGATTGAGTTCCAACATTACAGCAACTCTATGACTTGTGGTCATTTGATTTTCATTGCGTGTGTAATTAAACAAATTGGTCATGCCATAACCTTGCCTGTGTCGTGCTCCAGTCCATAATATGCAATCACTTGCGGCATCGGGTTGACAACGATCATGCCAACTGGTCAAGTTGAGTCTATATTGACCCAAACGTTGATAATTAC